GAATTGCTACCTTTACCGCTGTTTTAACCGCTTCCTTAGTAATGGCTGCCGTTTCTTTTGCTACTTGAGCCGATACGCTGCCAGCTTCTTTCTGAATTTGAGCCTTGATTGCCGCGGCTGTTGTCGGTGTAACGCTGGCATTTTTAGCGCCTGAACTTAAGTTAATTTCTGGAATAAGCGATAAATCTTTCGATCCGGGCTTAATATTGTTAACGATGTTATAGCCGCGAATCAGTAAGTTAACCGCGTCGATTGCTAAGTTGATAGCTGCAACGACGCCAGAGATTGCCAAGCTAACCGCGTCAATAACTATCGAAACCCCTTTAAAAGCTGCTCCCAAAGTCGTACCGATGATAGGTGCTAATAACTTTGCAGCTCCGCCGATTACGCCTATTACAGCGCCGAAAAATGAGAATACGGCGTTATTTTCCTCGACGAAATCCTTTAGATTTTTAAATACTGTTGTTATGCCTGTTATGACTGGAGTTAATGTCAGCTTAAAGATTGGAACTAGGAAGTCACCAATAAAACCCCAGAGCGCTTTGATTGCTGGAAGTAAAGTGACGCTAAGTAAACTGGCGTAGCTTGTAAATAGTGGGACGACGTTTTTTGTAAAGTAATCCCAAAGATCGGTAAATACCGGAATTACTGAATCTTTAACGAAGTCTGAAATATCTTTAAAAATTGGTTGAAGCGTTTTTCCTATATTCTCGCCTAAAGTTGTTAAGGTCGGAATAAGTTTAGTAACGGCTAAAGTAACTAGCGGAGTAAGTGCGTCGAGAATAAACGATCCCGCGGTTTCTTTTCCTTCTTCAAACGCCAGTTTTAAACGATCCATTTTGCCGGCAAACGTTTCGGCTTTTTCCGTAGCCTGTCCGCCGAAAGTTTCAGCAAGCTTTGCGGTAATTTCCTCAAGGCTCATAGACTTAAGATCGGCGGCGTCGATTCCGATTCCGAGTTTTCCTAGCGCTCCGGTATTGCCCTCGACGGCTTTACCTAACGCGTTAGATACGGCTTCTAAACTTTTACCTGTACCCGCGCTAATATCAAAGGCTAAACTAGCTAGTTTTTGGGCTTCGGTAATGTCGCCAGTTGCTCGAGTTAATCGCTCAAGCGCTGGACGTAATTCGTCGTCTGTAATGCCTAGCGAAATTCCTTGCTGAGTAATCCAGCTTTCAGTCGCGGCTATCTGTGCGTCTGTTGCGCCCGTTACGTTGGTTAAAGTAGTGGCGAGTTTTGCCTGAGCTGCTTCGTCCTCGATTGCGGATTTAACGCCGTCCACCAATAGAACGCCAGCATAAGCAAGCGCCGCAGCGCCAGCCGCAGCGAACGCCGCTCCCGCTTTAATGCCGAAGCTGCCTAATTTAGTTCCGAACGAATCCGTATCGTCGCCAGCCTGAGTCAGTCCCTTTTTAAGGTTATCGACGTCCGCTAGGATCGAGAGTTTAAGCGTTCTTGATCCGTCAGCCATTAGTCAAACCTCTTAACTATTTGAGTGAAAGCCTTTTCCCACTCGGTAATTAGATAACTTTGCTCAGCTCGAAGCGTTGGATAAATAAAATAACCCGTCGATCCTCGCCCGGTTGATCCAGACCAGATTGGGAATTGCTTAAATTTATTTGATCCAAATTCTGAGCCGCCCCAAAGTTGTTGAGTGGTAGCGCCACCGCTAAATTTCTGAGCTGCATAACCGAAACCAATTTCGCCAATTTTGGACGACTTACTAACTCGAGAGCCCTCAGCGATTCGACTAGCTACCGGAGCAGAATTTAATTGAGCAGCTGCCGAGATAACTTTGCCCTGTAAATAACTGGCAAGCGCTCCCGATTGAGTTTTAGCTTGATCGATTGCTTCCGCGTCCATGGCTTTAAACGCTCCAGTAATGGCGCGAAGTTCGGCTTTGTCGTACTGGACGACTTCCTTACTTTCCGCCATTTCGTTTCTCCAATATCTCGAGCGCTGTCAATATATCCGCCGCGTCAACCCACTCACTCATCGGAATTCCTGTCGCGATCGACAGCTCAACGATTAAGTAGTTTAGGCTTCCTCGGCTGTAACTTTTGGGGCTTCGGATTCTCCGACCGTAATATCGACCACCGTATCGCACCAAATTTCATAAGGCTTGACGGGCTTACCCGCTGCCTCACGTTTTAAAGCGTTCCACGCTAGAAACATTAGATCGGAAATTCCGATTTTCTCCTGAGCCTGTTGAATTGTGTATCCGGTTTTTTGTTCCCACTTTGCGAACTCAGGTGGCTGAGCTGTTGTCGTAGTAACTTTTCCGTCGTTCGTTTCGATCTGTATTTGTAGTTTCATGCTCCCGATTTCTTTTCTTTAGAGTGTTGGAGTTGTCACGCATGTAAAGCTGAGTGAAACTGTTTGCGCGTCTGGAGCTGTGCCGCCAGCGCTTGGGAATATTGGCTGTACGTCAAAGTTAAATACTGATCCGCTCGCAGCTGTAAAAACAACCGCTAGTGGTGTATTTGGTGCGCTGTCTGCCGCGTTCCATAGTGAGTTGCAAAGTGACCCGCCAGCTGTCCAGTCCGCGAGCATTTCGACCGCGAAAGTGCCTTGGGAGTCAGTAGTGTAATAAGCCTTACCGTCTAGCGTCTGGTAAGTGTTGATCGTTGACTCGATTGTTAGAGTCGCGCTTGTAGCTTGAGCGTCGTATGTATCACCGTCGATTGTGAAAGTGATATCGCGCCCCGTGACGATTGTTGTTGGCATTTGTTCTCCTAGTTTTCTTGTTTGTAGTAAGTGCTAACGTCAATATCCGAAATAAGTAAATTACTCGAACCTAACGTTACGATCGACGGACGCGATACGTCGCCGACTATGTATCCCGACGGAATTGCCGCGAGAATCTGTATGACTAGCTTCTCGAGATTATCGAGAGCGCCCGCGTTGTTGTTATACGCAACGGCGGCTGAGATTGTGAAATTTATTTTTAATTGAATCGAGCTGCTAATTAGCGTCGTTTCTAAATACGGAGTACCCGGCACGATGATCGCAGCGGGCGGAATTACCGCCTCGGGTACTGATTCATAGACCGACGCGGTTACACCAGCGAGAGCGGTCGCTAGTGGCGCGCGGACGTTAGCCTGAATTGACGTTGGCATTTATTGACCCATAGTTTCGACGTCAATAAACGGAGCTAGTAAACCGATCACGCGATTTTGTAATGAGCGACCTAGCACGAACGGCGACGGCTGAAAATCAACCTGTGCTGAAGTATTGCCCGGAGCTGTAATCGACTGGAAAACTTCTACTGATACCACTAAGAGCGCCGACTTTACAGGCGCTACGGCTGAATATAAGTCCTCAGCTGTTGAGCCATTTAGTACGGCTAAACCAGCTGGAATTTTAGGTGTAAAAATTTGATCCGGTGCAGCTGTTGCGGTCGTGAATATGTATGGCGCGATCCGGTGATCGTTAACCGTAACGGTTAGATCGAACGCAGCTCCGCAGCCTGAGATAATTACAGCTTGACCCGGTACGAAATAGTTAATCCGTTGAGTTGTATAGAACGCCATGCCGTCTTTGACTTCGATCCCTGTAATTGCTGACTGATAGCCAGTAAGTAACGGAAGGATCGCACCCTCGGCACTCGCGATCATAAGATCAAGATATGCGTCAGGGTAAAGAGAATCGCTAACGCCTAAAACGGCGCGAAGTTCGTCCGCGGTAATAATTGGCATTAGCGATCCTCTCTCTATTCTGCTCGGTCGCCTCGGGAGCGAAACGACCGATGATTATTTATTTTTTAGACTTGGTTCCAGCATGCGCCAAATGGAATCTTTGGAGCGATTGCAGCGTAACCGTAGTAAAGAATATCCACGGTTCCGTCGCTGTTGATGTTGGTGCGAAGCTCGAAACGTGGGCTTTCGTACCATGTCCATGCGTCTGGGTTGATAACTACCATTGAGTTATCGCCGTTAGCTGTTGTTGCTCCAGCGTTTCCGATTGAACGTGAAACGAATAGATTTAGACCCGGTGAAACTACGCCGCGAAGTGAATCGCCGCGAACAGATCCGCCTTGGTTGCTAGGTTGCGCCGCATTGTATAGCGGGGCGCCATTATCGTTATAGCCCATTATGTTTGTCCATTGGGTACTCGATACTACTAGGTTACGAGCGAAACCGAGTGATGATGTGTAAACAGCACCAGCGGCTTGTGATGTGAAACCTAAGAATCCCGCAGCTGTATTAGCGTTAACGCCTGTTGATTGACCAGCGCCGACGATTGTACCTGTTGCAAATTCGTCTGTAACTTTTGCGTAAGCAAATTCCAAATTCTGGAGTAACGCTGTTAGGTAGCTTGGATCTGAACGGTCGATAAGTTCGATCGTTGAAATTGCGCGACCCTTGAAGCTTTGAACTGG